CCCGGACTCGTCTTGGCAAACGTATAATCGGGTTTGATATTAATGGTATCTGAAAGAGACAAAGATGTCTTCAATTCATAGACTTTAGTATTGACTTTTGCGGTTGTTTCAGGTATAATATTCTGTTTATCCTTATCATGCACATGCAACGCAATGATTGCATAGTGAATGACTTTCAACAAATCCTTGCGCCAGTCTTCGGGTGTTCCTTTATGACCATAGCGTTGGGCATATTTCAGGATGTTCCCTACAGTAAAACCAATACCATGCCCACCATCGATAATAAACTCGGTTGCCTGATATTGATTCTGCGAGTAATGCTCACCATAGGTGGCATCAATATACTGGGTAATCTCCCGAAGGAGATCACCCTCATCATACTTGTAATTAATTGTCATTTTGACTCCTTAGAATGGAACTTCTTCATTAATCGACTGGAAGTATGCGTCTTCATTCACACCATCATCTGGCACCGCATCACTGTCGACTTTCTTATAGAGATCTAGGAAGGCGGACTTGGTGTCAGAGTCAAAGCGATTGACGCAGAGTTCGATTGCTTTAGAACGCGAACCGAACATGGCAAAGGCATTGACGATATGCTCAAGACGACGAGTCGAGATGAGTTCTTCAACACCACCTTCATAGAAAGTCTTACGGATAATATCCGCCCACGTTACCAACTTGTCAGCAAATTCTTCATCAACACTCTTGACCTTTTCCATCTTGTTGAGGATAATCTGCTTCTCAATCTTTAGCGAAGGATATTCCTGCTCAACAGTGATGGCGAAACGCTCAAGGAACGCATCGTCAAGAATCTGCGCGGACATAAACTTACCGTCGTCAGAACCTTTACCCTTGGTGTTAGCAGTGGCGATGACGTTGAACCCTGCCTTGGGGTAAATCGTTTCACCAGTTTTCTTGTTGAAGTATGGTTTACCCTCAAGAATTGCCTGAAGACACATCATCTTATTCGAACCACGGTCGATTTCGTCGAGGATGAGGATGGCACCACGCTTCATGGCAGTGAGAACTGGACCTTCACGATAAACAACGTTACCGTCGACGAGGGTGTTACCACCAATTAGATCGTCTTCATCAGTTTCGATAGAGACGTTAACACGCATGCATTCGCGCTTCAATTTAGCACAGACCTGCTCAATCATGGTGGTCTTACCGTTACCCGATAGACCAGAGATGAAGGTTGGGTAGAAGTTATTAGACTTCACGACCTTGCGAAGATCGTTATAGAAACCAAAGGGAACATAGGTTGGGTCAACCTGCGGGACAAGGTTCTCGATCACTGTCTGCAACTTAGGTTGGATAACCATCTTAGGGGCAGCAACAGGGAGTTGAACAACAGTTGAGTTAGCACCCACCATCAACGGGGACAGGTCATAAGTACCACGCTTAATCATACGGTCACGCTGAAAAATCCAACCAGGATATTTCATACCGAGGGATTCGGCAGCGGCGACAACGTCGCGTTTACGGAAAACACCATTGTTGGTGTTATTGTCGGAAAGGAACTCAACCAAAGCATCACGATTCATCATAAAAATATCCTCACATCACATCATCATTTAATATATTCAATATACCTTAGAACGGTATAAAAGTCAAGCCTATTATTTAGAAATAATCAACTCGCGCCATTCAACAAGAACGAACGAACCATCAGAGCAGACTTCCCAGTATTCAACGGTTTCATTACGCAGAAGCATAAACCCAGCACCGTTAGGATATTCAGCACGAAGGACGCCATTTTCATCACGCGACCAGTCACAAAGAACCAAAGTTTCAAGTTCGGAAGGGAAGTCAACCATAATAAAATTTTCCTTATCAATCATTATATTTCATTCTACCCCGAAACGAGATAAAAGTCAAGCCCTTATTTCGTTTCGGGGTAAATAATTTTATGCGACTGCTTGGATCATTTTGTTCAGCAGAACTCGGTTGGTCTGCTTGGTATTTTGGAACTTCTTAAATGCCCGACGAAGATCTTTCGGGTCGCTGCTATTGGATTCAAAGATATCTTCGCCGATAGTCAACTCGCTACCACCTGGAATCAAAAAGCGGTCATCGAAACCAAACGATTTTGTGGTGTGGAAAAACTTTTGCTTCCATTCATTCTTCCACTTGGTATCGAAATCTTCAGTAGAATTGTGCATACGTTTTGCTGCCCACTTAGGATTGTAAGAAGCGATGAAGAAGTTGATAACACGCGAACCAGTTGCCTTCTTGTAGAGTTCTAGAAGAGCAACTTGCAGTTGAGTGCGATAAACGTCATCATCATACTTAACTGTTACCGAAGCATTGGTGCTTGCATCTGTGACAGTAACATGAAAACAACCAGAACGACGACCACCGACACCAATGTTATTATCACCATCACCATCGGTGAGGAACACAGTATTGAGAACTTCTACACGATTTTTAGCACGAAATTTGTCAGCAATCGAACGAGCAACCATGATTGATTCTTCAAGAGGAGTCGAAGCAAGACCCATGATATGAGAATTGCGAACGAATATTTCAGCACGACGAGAAGGACGAGCAGAATAGTCATATCCTCTGGCGCACATAAGAAGAGTGCGAATTACTTCATTAAACTTAGCGACTGAACAGTTATCGGAAACAAACTGCAATAGATTGAATGAATTGTCATCGATTTCAAGTTCCTTATCAGTTGAACCCAAGGCATTGGCACGATTCACACGCATGTCATCAGACTTGGAATACTTATCATTAACAATACCATTGTTAGTGAAACCATATACTTCAAATGGGATACGAACCTTGCGGCAGAACATCATCAATGTGACCAACTGCTCAATCGTGCCTTTCATGTTTCCTGCCATGGAACCAGACATGTCAAGGAACAAGAGCATACCATGGTTTTTACCATTAGGCACAACTGTGTTGCGAGCGAACAGATCTTCGCTGATCTTGTGTGCCCAAACACGGTCAACATCAAGACGACCAGTCTTAGAAACCTGCGCACGAGCAAACTCTGAAGCACGACGACGCATTTCAAACTCTTGAACCATGGTGTTGATATACTTCTGGTTGTTGTTGCGGAACTCAGCAAAAACTTCTTGAGCGATTGGGTCATAATCTACAGTTTTGGTATACCACCTGTCAGAATACACAGTTGGGCGCATGTTTTCCAGAACCCAGTCCATAGGGATGACATAGTTCTTGGTATCAACCTTACGAAGAATACCATACGCATACTCACGCGACTTTGAGTCAATGAACGTATCTTCCATGTCGCGGAAGTTCTGATCAGTGATAGAGATAGGGTCATCATTGAGGATTGGTGTATCATTTGAACCAGGAAGTTTTACACCTTCGTTGGGAGCAAGACCACCATCTTCATCGGAATCGCCTTCTTCGGCACCGTCTTCATTAGATTCAGCACCATCGGCAGGAGCATCAGATTTATCGCTGTCGGAATCAGTTTCAGCATCTTTGCTGTCTGCAGGTTTACCAGTAGAGGGTGCAGTTTCATCAGCATCAGTTGACTCGTCATCCATTTCGGAAATCCACTTGTCAACATCCATTCCTGCGTCGTCACTCTCCTCATCAAACGCACCAATGTCACCCATGAAGTTTGACGAATCAAAGTCATGCTCGGGTTCAGATTTAGCGAGTTCGTAGAGTTCTACTGCGAGCGCAGCAACATCATCCCATGTTTCCAACGCATCAACGCGAGCAAGATATTGATTCTCATCAGCACTGAAAGGAGCATTGAGGAAAGAACCAACTTTATAGTGCAGATTGATGCGGTCAATGAGACGCAACTTGCTGAGGTCATATCCCTTAACACCGAAGAAATTATTGTCGAACAGTTCCTTATAACCAGCGAAGAAGTTGCGACGGATACCAGGAAACTTGTCCTTAATCTTGCGCTCGATGCGAGCATCCTCAAGAACGTTGAGGTAAGACTTGATACCCATACCACGAGCATCAAGTTCTGAGTGCCAACCCTGCGCAGGTGTAAACAATGCGTGACCAACCTCATGACCAATAAGCAGGTCATAAAGGTCGAACGACATGTCTTTCCAGATGGGGAGGATGAGAGTGCGGTTCTTCAGGTCGAACATCGCGGTCGGAACCTTCTGATGTTCAATCCGAAGGTTCTCAGTGGCGAGCAATTTAGCAAGGGTAGACTTATGGGAAATAGACATCACGGAACCTCATCAATTAATATATTTCATTCTACCTCGAAACGAGGCAAAAGTCAAGCCCTAAAATTACTTTCAGGATAAATTAATTACAGCGAGTGATGCGCTTTTCGTAGTAGTCACCATATCTATCGATACCACTGGTAAAAATTTCACGGCAGACAGGACGACGATAGTGATAATCATATTCACGCTCAAAGACTTCGCGATCGGCCGAACGTTCGTCGGGTTGTCTGCGACTTGCAGCAGCACCAAGGATGAAGGCACCTACGCCGATAGCGATTGCTTCACCAGTGCTAATGCGCGAACGTCTATGCTGGCGGTCATCCCTACGTTGTTCCCAACCGTTTCCATCACGGTTGCGTGCTTCAGCAGCAACAGGAGTTGCAACCACAGCGAGAGCAATCAAACTTGAAACAATATTCTTAATCATACACTTTCTCCTTCTATTATTCCATTCTACTATAAAACGAATGAAATGTCAAGCCCTAATATTTCGTCATCGTTCCGTCGTGATGAGCGAGGTAGGGTTCAAACTTGATGTTAGGATATTCTTTAGAAAGACCCTTCAACATTTCAAGATTTGATACGGCATCATCGAACAGGCGAACACGAGTGTATTTACCTGTATCGAGATATTGTTTGATGTAGATTTTCTTACCTTCTGCAGAGTTCGGAGCATTGAGATTACCAGCGCGATGCACATGGATGTCATCAATATCAATGCCCTGCTTACGGAAGGTATCTAGGAACATGTCACGGTCATCAAAGTCAGCGCGAGCAGTGATGACAATCATCTTGCTGCCTTTTGCTTTGACGTTCTTGTGAATAGCAATCAACTTATTAATTGCCTTCGCGATAGGTTCAGATGTATCGCGGAAGTGCTTGGCATCGCGGAACTCACGGAAGTCAAAGGACTCACCAGCACCCAGTTTATAGGTGTTAAACTCTTGGTTTGAAAGTTTCCGAACCAGTTGTGCACCCTTCATCACATAGATAAGTGCTTTAGTGTTGAAGAGGGTCTCGTCGATATCCCATATGGTCAGACCAGAACCCTCTTCTCGTTCGTAAATATAATCTTTTAAACCAATCATAGAATTACTATACCTGCTTTTTTCGTAAAAGTCAAGCCTATTTATTCATCTATTGTTTTTTTTCTTGTGCGTTTCGGTTTGGGAGTTTCTTCTGGATCCTGTGCATTAATGCGTTTCTCTAATCGTTTCGCGACTTCATCAGCATCCAACCAGATATCCTTGTTGTCAAGCATGGACTTAATTTCTTCAGGTGTCAAGAAGTCCTTATAGAATGAATCAAACAGTTTTTCTGACCAAGACCTGAAGTGAGTGATTTGATCATACATCTCACCACCCTTACCGATTGTTCCACTGGAATAGTTGTGGAACATGAACATGGTATGGTCAGATAGTTCGAACCTATCTGCTGACAAGAATATCAAAGTAGCAGCGCTCATACAAATGCCTTCAACCGAACATACGATAGTGGCATTTGATTCCTGAATCGCACGAACCAGTTGTAAAGCAGAGAACAAGTCACCACCCTCGCTGTTAATGCGAATGTAGATTATATCAGTTTCACCTGCTGCCCTGAGAATCTGAAACCATTCAACATAATCTTCCGCTGGTTTAATTTCACCACATAGATAAAATGTTACAGCAGTTGCTACTGGTTGCTGGAAGAACTTTGGTTTTGGAAAAAAGGGCAGATCCGTATCACTCAAAGTGTCGCGTGATCGCGGTGATTTTGTCAATTTGTGCATCAATAATTGGTATCCTGTTTGGCCAATGAATATACTCCTTCTCAGGATTCTTCATCAGGTTATAAAGTAGGGGAAGAATCAGATCTTCGACTTGTTTTAGTTTCTCTGATACTTCCATTTCAACGAGTCTCTTATGTTCAGAGATCATTAGTGTCTGGTCTGCAGTCAGAATGCGAGACTCGATGTCATATAGTTTTGCCATGATCTCATCTTTGAGAACGCTGGTATCTATATCTTCTTGTGGATTATATGGTTCTCGAACGTGAACCACGGTTTCAGTTGGATCTTCAAATGTGAATCCAAAATCATAGGTTTTGTTTGACATATTTCTTCAGATACTTTCTTGCTCGTTTGTTTAAAGACTTGAGTGCCATGTCGAGTTTCAACTGTGATACATGATCAGAAAAGTTTAATCCTTCCATGTGATCAAACTCATGCTGGGCGATTCTTGCAGGTAGACCCGCAAAAGTTTCGACCACATATTCTCCAGTAACAGTCTGGTATGAAAGAGTCACTTCCTTGGGGCGTTTAACAGACAACCATAATCCAGGATATGATAAACAACCCTCTCGTGCAAGTTCTGTTTCTTTAGAGACAGAGATTACGTGAGGATTAAAAACATTCTTACGATTGGTATCGTCGGATCCCATCACAAAAACCTTGGAGTCGATACCAACTTGATTGGCAGAAAGTCCAAGACCTCTTAAACGTCGGGATTCTTCCCACAAAGTATCAGCAAGTTCCTGTGCGTTCTGGGTTTCGAAGTCAAATGTTTCTGGAACCTTGCGTAGAGCAGGGTCTGTAAATTTAATTAATTCCACGGTTCATCCTATGCTTTTGTAATCACTAGTAAATTGTTGTCATCTCTGACTGCGTTATTCTCATAGAAAAAACAATTTAAATCTTTGACTTTCTCTTTCAAAATGTCAATGTATTCAGGAACGATGTCCTCAACAATCAAGTACCCACCCGACTTAACTCTGGGGAGATAGTTGTCTATGAAAAATAATATGTCATTTATCATGTGCGAACCATCATCAATAGCAACATCAATGTCATATGGAATCATGTCCATAACATTTGGAGAATAGGCATCTCCGATAATACAGAAGATATCTTTAAACTGATTTTCTGGTTTATCAAACTGTTTACACGAATTAATATCAAGACCAATTACTCTGGCATTCGTGAAGTAATCATCCCAAAGAATCAATGATGACCCGTTCTTAATACCAACCTCTAAAATTGTTTTGGCTGTTTCTTTTATGTCTAGGAAGTATTTATCATAGACTGCAGGGACATAATCATGTATCTCGGAGAACTTGTCACTAATATATCTGCTCTTATCTGTTTTATATAACTGCGAGACTAACATTGTTATACCACCATTTCACTGTAATTATTTTTCTTCTCAAACTTAATCAAACTGCGGAACTTATCGAACAGTTGATCGCCTTTGTGACTGATGACAAACACATTAGTATCTTCGCCCACAGTATCAAGCAATGCCATAACATAATCGGTACCATTATTATCCAGCGAGGAATCAAATACCTCATCGAGAATGAGCAGATTAGTTGCTACGCTATTCTTCATCTTGGCAATTGTTCTCCAGGTAAAGAGAAGCGCCAAATCGATACGTTGCTTTTCGCCTTCTGAGAACGAAGAATAACTGAAGTCATCACGATGACGGGACTTGATTGTTTCATCGAACTTTTCATCCAGATTAAACTGCACGAAGAAGTCCATTGCTTGTAGATATTTATTCACCAACTTATTGATAACTGGAAGATACTGCCGAATAATCTTAGTCTTAATACCAGTGTCCTTGAGGAGTGTCGAGACAACTTCCATGTAATGCTTTTCTTCATTCAGTCTTGCCTTCTCCTCGTTCTGTGTCAGAACTTCTTTAGCATATGACTTGAGTTTTGTTTTTTCTTCATCAATATCTGCAGTCTTAGTAGTGATGTCATTCAGTTCTAGATTAAGTGCTTGGATGAGACGCTGTTGAACAATCATCTCATTGTTGTTACCAAGGATTTCTTTGTTGAGAACTGCTATCTGGTCACCAAGTTCTGCATGTTCGTCGATCAGTTTATCTAAAACCACAAACTCCTGCTGAAGTTTTTCCATTCCTTCTGTCAGTTCGCCGATCTTATCTTGCCGCGATGTTACAATTGTTTCTTTGTGATCATGCGCAATGCCTTGGCGACAGGTCGGACATTCATCCGTATCATTATAGAATGCTACTTCTTTTTGCAACTCACGAAGTTGTGTAGAGAACTTAGTCTTAAACTGTTCGAGTTTCTTTTGCTTGACATTTAACTCACCAAGAGATTTTTGCTGTAGTTCTGTGTCTTCTTTGGTTGCTTCTAAGTCTGTGACCAGAGTTGTCAGATGTACTATCTTGTTCTCGCCATCAGTTATGCGACCAAGAATTTCATCAACTCTCTTCTCCTTGTTTGCTTCGAGCGTATCAACATATTCTTTTTGAATAGTTGCCTTCTGCTTTAGTACTTCTAGTTTACTGTCAGCATCATGAAGACTATCTTTCAGTTCGTTCATCTTATCGCGCAGAACAGTATTCATTGTTGTGAAGATCTGAATATCAAGAATGTCTTCAATAATCTCGCGACGAGTAAATGGTGGCAACTGCATGAATGGGGTGAACGATGCCGACCCCAGAATAACAATTTGAGTAAACGACTTGTAATTAAGTTTGAGAACTGATTCCTCGAGATACTTTTGATAGTCACGAGCAGCAGCATCCTGATTGATTACTTCACCACCAGATTGAATCTCAAAAATGTGCGGTTTAATACCACGAATAATCTTATAATCTTTACCACCAATGTCAAACTCGATTTCAACTAGAAGATTTTTCTTGTTAATCGAATTCAACAGTTGTGGTTTATTGATGCCGCGAAAAGGTTTACCAAACAATCCAAAGCAAAGAGCATCGAGCAGAGTGGATTTACCTCCACCATTCTCACCGACAATCAAAGTGCTAGGTGAACGGTTGAGTTTTATTTCAGTGAAAGCATTACCTGTTGAAAGAAGATTCTTCCAACGAATTGTTTTAAAATTAATCATACAGAAACGTGCTGTGCCTCAATATACAAAGTTCTTAACATGTTCTTAATCTTATCTTTATCGAGATCAGTACTAACAGTATCAACAAAATCAGAAAGAACTGTCATTGTATCTTCTACATCCATCTTATCTTCTTCAATCACATCTGCTTCGAACTCAGAGAAGTCTTCGATGATTTTCAACTCGATTAAATCTAAATCATATAATTTATCCACGAAGCGATCGAACTTATAAAAGTCTGCTTTTTTGACTACGATTAGTCTTACGCAACTACCACTAATCGGTCCAAGGTCCATACTATTAGGATCACCAGCAGTATCATCATAATAGATTTTATGGAAGATTTTAAATGGATTTTCACAAAACTCTACCTCGTTAGTTTCTGTCTCATATATGTGATACCCTCGAGGGTCATTATAGTCAGACCAAGTAAACTCATAGGTATTACCAAGATACAGAATATTACCAGTACGACTGCGATGGTGGAAATGACCACTACAAACGAGAGGAAATCTATCAAAACGTTCAGTGCCCATTCCGTGATCATTTTTGTGCCCACGATACATTTCAAAACCTGAAAATTCAAAGTGTCCGAATACTGCTTGTGCATTACTTTTATCTACAACCTCCATCGTCTCATCATAGTTACCAGAACAAATCCATGGCACCAGCAATAGATTCTTTCCGCCCAGAACGATTTCTTCTGCGCTGGAATATGTAATAACATTTTCGTATTCGCGCAGCAACAAATCTAGGGAGTTTACTTCGTTGGTATTCTTGAAGAAGGTGTCATGATTACCTGCAATCATGTGGACATCAATGCCCAGATCGCGAGTCTTGTCGAAGAAATACTCGCGGCACTTTTTCAGCGTATTGTAATTGATAAACTTGCGGCGATCAAAGACATCACCAAGATGGATAATAGTTTTGATTCCTTCACGTTCTAGATGAGGAAAAAACACCTCAGTATAAAACTTCGCGAAGAAGTTATCAAACGGAATAGAATCTGACCTAGCACCGAAGTGAGTGTCGGTGATCAACGCAACCTTCATACTCGAACTTTCTAATTACTTTGCAGGTGCAGTAGGAACTACTTCTTCCAACTTTTCTTCGGTCGTTGGTTCTGCTGCATCTTCATCTACGAGACGCTTAAGAACAATCTGTCCATCGCAGATCATGTAGTGTTGACCTTCGCCGAGATCGCTTGACTCGAGATAGATGCATCCTGCGTTCTGCTTAGAAACACCTTGAACACCATTCCGATGGTTACTAATATTAGTGGATACTGCCGCGATAATCAATGCAAACGCAAGAAAGAAAAATGCGGTAAACCAGTTTTCAGTAAACCATGCAACGTACTTATTAGTTTTTACTTCAGTCATATACAACTCCTTTAACAAACTTAATAAATCCATTCTACTCTATATCAAGAGAATTGTCAATGATTTTTTGATCTAAATATTTCGGTCGACGCTTTGGTATGTTACTGACCTTTGCTGATTCTGGTTTATCAAAATCATCAATCATGTCCATCTGCTTCTTGACATAGTCGATAAACTCATTGCCATAGTCGCCTGTATCGTGGTCTTGGGTAATCAAGTCATGGACATCAATGTTTCTCATGTATCGATACTTAGTTTGTTGCTGACGTTTCTCTTTGGCAATACGACGGAGGAAAGCATAGTATGTTATCTGAGTAAAGTACGCGAAAGGATTCTTAGATTTCTCAGGATTAAAGTTATCGATGTAAGTAATACAATTTTCGATACCATCCGAGACCATCTCTTCTCGATATGTATAGTTGATGAAGTTACTCTTATATGCTAAGTGAGTTGCAATCTTTAGAAAGCATTCTCCGATGTAGTTTGGAACACGTGGTTTCAATACTCCTGCTTCTTTTGCAGCAATCACACTATCTCTATACTTAGTAATCTCTTCTAGAAACTTAGAGTTATCTACGTAGTGTATATTGTTTTTCTTATTTTTCTTGAATGGTTTTTTAACATTCTTTTCTGGTATTTCAGTCATTTATCACTCCATCTATACATACCGTTATACTATACTTTTTAACTTTAGTCAATGTTTTTTTTTCACTATTATTACAGTATATAGCTTGACAACACTCGGGGTTCGAGGTATAATGACTATGTCGAGTATGATGAATAATAGCTTTACTACTGCTTAATTGAGTAGGTTCCTGCTTTTGAGCAGTCGGGAATGAAGCAGGTCCAAATCTAAATTTGTATCTTCTGTTTCCTCGGGAAGTTTTATTTCCCCAGCGATATATCTCTCATACTGTGCTAGAAGGTTCTCTCGCAAGAGGCAGACAGTAATTACTTCAGACTTGGGTACAAGGAAAATCTTCTCTGTGGTAATACCAATCCAAGGTTTCAGAAGAAACGTTTCCCCGACAACATCTTCTTGAATCATAGGATAGGGAATCACCGCAATGGGGTTATCCATCCAGAATAAATCGTTCGATTCACTGTCTCTTATTGTTGCGATTACTAAATCGCCATTCTTAAATTTAATTACCTTTGGGGTTTCCATCAGTAGATATCCTCACAAGTTTGTATTTGAAACCTTCTTCATTATATAGTTTAATTCTCTCTATCATGTGTAGTAGAGTATAATTCTTTCTGCTTTTCCAAGACAAGTCATCACCTATATCAAAAAGACGGCAGGAAGTTTTGTCATCTCCCTTACGCAATCCTCTACCGATCGACTGGAGATTTCTTACTCTAGACTTTGAGGGAGAAGCGAATATGACATTATGTAAATTCCTTATATTTATTCCCGTTGAAAAGGTGCCATATGATGCAATGATTACTGCATCTTTTTCTTTCTCGGTAATCTCACGAACCTTCTCGCGCTGTTGGGTATCAGTTCCACCATGAACAAAGAAAACTCGACGAGTCTTTCCGACCTTCTCATTGATCAAGTCATACAAAACTGCGCCATGTTTCTCGACAAACTGGAATAACACCAGCGTGTTGCCTTTTTGTGTGGTTGCTAGGTTCTTGATTATGTTGTTGCGCTTTTGATGTGTTACCAACCAGTCCATTTCTTCTTGGTAAGTATATTTAGTTAGTGCTTTCTTCTCTTCATCAGCATAATCTAACACGATACAAGTTATATCTAGATCGGCAACAGATCCCTGTTCCATCAATTCTTTGGTCGAGATAACTTTATGTACCTTACCAAACAATCCCTCGAGGATTAACTTATGTGTCTTAGTTCCATCCAGAGTTCCTGTTGTTCCGATGCGGAACTTAGTCTTAGTGCATTTGTTGAAGATTGATGTCAGCGATTTCGCTTTGAAAAGATGCGCTTCGTCTCCATATATAACATCAAACTCATCAAAAAACTTTTTAGGCAACTTATAGATTGACTGCCACGTTGATATAGTAATGGGATACTCATTCGACTTCTCGAACCCTGAATAGATTCTCGCGCAATTATAACTTGCTTTCCAGTCTGTTTCTGAGGCATAATCTTGAAAGTCCTTATACATTTGTTCAACTAGAGAAGTGGTAGGAACAATGATCAATTGCTTACGCCCAAACTTCTGGTGGTATCGCATCAGCAAATAAATGATTAGCGACTTACCCGATGCAGTTGGTGACAGTAGCAGAGTTCTACCAATGCGAATCGCATACTTAACAGCATCCAACTGGTAGTCTCTTGCTTCGATCGGATTACCTTGTGAGTGAAGATTCAACGAGTCAGCATATTTAACCAGTTCTTCATAGGTTATGGGATCGCCGATACGTTCGATCTGAACGTCCATCTCATATTCATTACGCTGGCAAAATTCTCTGAGGTATGGAAGAAGTCCTACGTATAGTTCTTTAGTCCACATGTTAAACAAACGTGCCTTACCATCCCATATCTTAGCACGATAGGTTGGCATAAATTTTGCACCAGGAACATCAAACGTAAAATACTCTGATAGTTCCTGTGAAATGCTGGGATCGCATTCCACATTCAGATACACTTCATCTTTTTTAGTGATGGTTAGGTCGGTCACATTAATCCATTTGTAAACTTGGTCCACTCAATCGCAGACTTAATATCCCATGTCCTACTATTTAGTGACCGCAGAATCTGCTCTAATTGATATAGAACTGCTTTGATATAATCAATCTTGTCTTGTTGTTTGATCATTTCTTCATCACACTGAAGAACATCGTCCATCTCATTCTTTAGTGGTTTGAGACCTTGGTATTGATTCCACCCATGTTCTTCCAGTTCTTCGCGAGTAAGTTCTCCGCGATAATACTTCATCTTAGTTCTGCGCAAGCGATAATAATCTGCCTCTGCCTTGCGCAACTGCAGTTTAGAGTTCGATAGTATGTTAAGATATTTAGAATGCAACTCTGGAGTTTTGGTTGATTCTGGACCAAGATTCAATTGGTCGATCTTACAGTCTTTAGTCCATGACTCTTGAATTTCAGATAGTTTCATAATGCCCTCAATAGAAAAATAATATAAGTATACTACGATTTGACTCGAAAGTCAATGGTTTTTTAAACAGTAAAATTGATACTCTCTCCGCAGCCGCAGCTACTAGAGGCAAGCGGTGCTTGTATTTCGATGACACTACCAATAATATCAACTTTCTTATTCACGGTGCTGCCAATAAGATAGAGTTCGGATGGCCTATCTAGCCAGAACGTCCAATCATCATACGCTTGTGGAAAGTCATCTTCTACGAGTTCGTCAGCACTCTTTACCAAATCCCACTTGTAACTGAACCCTGCACATCCACCTCCTGCAAGAGATAGTCGGACACCCAGTGCGTTGTTTGAAACGGAGACATTACGAAAATGCTCAAGAGCAGAATCTGTAAACTGTATACGATCTTTAATCATAAAATTATTACAGCGCCGCAACTGTGTATTGGCGATATTTAAATGCAGCATTACCAACCAAGTAATCTGCTCTACCAGAACTGATGTCGAAGTCTAATGCCTCAAGACTAACTGGGAACACATCATAGTATGTAATTTTAACATTCGGATTGTTGTCTGAGTCAAGAATGAAGAAGTCTGCGTCTGAGAAGTTGCCTAGTGCGCCGAGACGTTTATCTGAGATAGCAGGAAATCTATAACGTTGCGATTCATTCCAGTTTTTATATTGATCTCTAGATTCTGGAAATCCAAGACCAACCAACCAGTTGTATAATTCAAGATAGTTACTCATGTTCTCTTGAACAAGAAACCTAATCACCAGATCGCCGTATGCTAGTTTATCACCTGGAACTGGAATATCTGACAATGGTGTTTGAAATGTTGGTGAACCGAGTTGTATTGCAGGAATATTTGCTGCTTGGCAGAAGTATGATACATTAGGTAGATTGTGGACCTGAAACTTAAATCCATTTGGTTTCAGATAATCGAGATCGCTGGGTTGTTGATTGACCCAGTTTGCTTCTGTTACACCTAGTGATGTTTTTAATACCATGTTACCCTCATATGTTTCATACTATTTATAATGAAAATGGGGAGAGCATTTCTGCTCCCCCCAGTTTCTTAGCAACCCTCTCTCTAACGGAGAGGTATCGATTACATAAGGTTAGTAACCTTAACGCGACGATAGTATTGGTTACGGTTGGCAGTGAAAGTATCACCGTCAGTTGTACCGTTCGACTGAGTTACGAATGGGTTAGCGATCATCCCGTAACGAGTCTTGAAACCAATTTTTGGTTGGAAGGTGTTAGGATCGATAGCACGAACCATTTGTAGTGGAACGTATGGGCAATAGAAGATACCAGCGTCATAAGCATTAGCACCCTTATAACCAACAACATAGAACTGCGATGCAGCGCCAGTGTTTGCTGAGTATGGATCTACGAATACTTTGTAACGACCCTGCAGCGTACCAACGAAGGTATTGCCTGTGTCATCAACCTGAAGAGATCCCGCACCATTGATTGCGCCACCTGTGTCAAGTACACCTGCCATTGAAAGAGCAGCAGCAACATCTGACGAACAGATAATGAAGTTACCCTTACCACGACGAGTATCTTGAGCGATTACGTTAGCGTCACGTTCGATGTTGAACAGAAGACCCTTGAAACGCTCAACTGACCAACGACCGTTTGAGTCAACGTCAAGATCGAAAGTACCAGCAGTTGCAGTCGAAGCGGCACCTGTCTTGGCAACTTTGTAGATCGTACGGATAACTTCGCGGTTGATTTCAGCAAGAATTTCTTGTGAAAGGATGTTGGAGAGTTCGCCTTCAGCATCAAGACCGTGAATTGCCTTGAGATCTTGAGCGAGTTCTACAGTGTATTCTGCTTTAAGAGCACGTGTCTTAGCAGTTACAGTTGTTTTCTCGATCGAGAATGCCATTTGGTTGAAGTCAGTTCCACCAGATTCGCCAAGTTGCTCAGCGTCTACTGTTGCAACACCAGTACCTGTGGTGTAAGCGCCATCAACTGGGTTTGAACCAGCATGAGTTCCTGTACCAGCGAAGTCTGTATCTGCTTCGTTGAAGAGTGCTTCAGTACCTGCTTGGGTGCTGTAAGCGGACTTCATTGCGAAGATAAGACCAGTTGGACCAGTCATTGGTTGAACGCCAGCAACGTCATATGCCATTAGGTTTGGCAACGCACGACGAACGAGCGAGATTAGGATTGGATCGTAACGATCGATGTCAGACGCACCAGTACCAGCGATGTTGTTTGCTGGAGTTTCGAAAAGAGCAGTACGCTCTTCGCGAAGTGCACGCTCTTGGTTTTCAAGAACTACTGCAGTAACCGCACGCTTGTATTTGTCTGAGATCTGGCCAAGTCCATCATGGTTGAGAACTGGTTCCCACTTTTTTGTTAGTTGCTCTGAAAGAAACATTTAGTTTTCCCCTTTTAGGTTTTCAATAGATTTATTTATATAAAATTAATTTTTAGAAGCAAGTACGTCAAGTGCCTTGATATACTGACTTACCGTTGATCCTTCGCTGAAGTCATTCTCGACTCCATCGTCAAACTTCTCTTCAGATAGAGTTCTTGTTTTAGGGAAATAATTTTCCTTGATAACATTTAACTTCTCTTCAAAGATATCTGCATTCTCGAATTCTACATCAGCGACCAACGACTTGAATTTCTCAGCGTCTGTTTTTGCAAGACCTTCAGCAACTACAGAAAGAACACTTTCTTTGTTGAGTTGAAGATTAGCATCGTGTAGTTCTACATTAGCAGCGATTGCTTCATCCAGTTTCGAAGAAATTTCTTCAATCTGTGATTGCATTTCACCTAGAACATCGTATTTGTCTTCTGGGACATCGACATAATGCTCAGCGAAAAGTGTTTTTAGACCGTCGATAAAATCTTCAGCAATGTCAGTACGGAGACCGTTTTCTACTGCTAGTTTATTTTCTTCGATCCAATTTTCGATTACGTAACCGAGATAAGAATCAACCTTCTCTACTAGTTCCGACTTATATTCTTCCATCAACTCAGCAGCTTCTGTCACCAGACGGTCTTCGATGAGACCTACTTCGTTGGAAACTCTCGCAACAACCATTGCTTCAAAGAGCGATGATGCCTTGCTACGGAAATCTTCTGTTAGGTTTTCGTTGCCATCAAACAAAGATGCTAGATCGGCAGCAAAATCTTCTTCAAGATCTAAGCCATCTTCTGCATCTGCATCTTCAGCATCTTCTAGATCTTCATCTTCTTCTGGATCATATTCTTCTTGATGAACATTGCCCTTTGAAGATGCTTGGTTTACAACCGATGTTGGATCAGCAACAGTGGTAAAGTTTGGAGCAGCACCTGCGCCTGATTGTGAAATCTTGCTCTTATTGTCAGCAATTGGCGACGCTTCTTTGGCGCCTGGATTTTCAGTTTCCTGATCACGTTCGCTTGCAATAGTTGCGTCTTCCGACGATCCCTGACGTGGATTCTTTGCATCGCCTGCAGTTTTTGCTGGGATCGAAGTATCCTTACCCTTTGCTGCGCCCATCGGACCAGCATTTTCCTCGGATAATTGCTTTTTATTAAGCAACTCTCTGATTTTGTTTTCTACGTTCATTTGCTTCTCCTAGAATTCGAGATTATATAATATTTATAAAACTTTTGTTTTACGGGAGACACGATTTAAGAAAGATTCAAATACCTTCAACTTCGCTTCTTCCAATTCTTTTCTTGATGCTTTCTTGATAAACCGCTTAGACATGTCACATGCTTGCTCAGTCCATACACCATTAACCACAACCCATTCTTTGTTTTCCATAATGCCCTGAACGAATGCGTCAGGAGCAGAAGGATCTGCTACAATGTCAGCAGCAGTAGCAAGGTAGAAGTCGTCTTGGACTTCATTGATACCTTCTTTATTTGCTTTCAATGTACCCATACCACGGGAAGAAACACCTAGTTTAGCGCCACCCTCGATAAGACCTTTAGCAATATTACCCATTGGAGTATCCATGAGTTTTGCTTTACCAATATAGTTGTCACCGTCTTCTTTAAGCGAGACAATCATGTGCGAGACACGATCTAGATTGATCGATGGACCATCTGGATGACCGAGTTCTCCTAGAGCACGATTGGATCTGACATAACTTTCATTATATCTCTCAACTTCTTTAGACATAATCTCTTTTGGATAAACACGACCATTGCGGTTTGCCAAGTTGGATTGTAGAAACACACCTTCAATGAAGTGTGTTTTCTTACCGTTTGTTTCTTCGATTAAAAGGTTTACGTCTTCAACGACTTCAGTAATAAGTTTCATTATCCTAGATCTCCTTGGTTCTGATGTTGTTGCGAACCATATCCGGAAATCTTAGCGAGTTCCAGAACTACAGATCCAGTGCCCGATGAGAAATCAACAACAACGTCGGATTCATTTTCTTCGTTGTCTGACCAACCCATGAATTCCATCTTGCCTGAACCAGAAAGATAATACAGAACTACACTATTTCTAGTGATAGTAGCAGTAGAACCTACTGACAGCGCCCAATGAAGAGTGCGAATGTTTGCCTTCGGTGAAGACTGGGTTTCTGATGCTTTCTTCAAGTCTGTAGCAAGTGCAATTGTGGCTGACCCAGTACCACGCACTTTTACAACACCATGAATCTGTGTTAGTTTGAGAACTGCTTTAGTCGCCATCTGTTATTCCTTACTGGTATCTTGCTTTCTTTGCATTACGCAAAATCTTGAAATCGTGCCCGTCAACCTTACCATTCTTATTCGCGTCAATCTTATGTTGACTGCCCTTTAGTGCTTCGTCAGTCTGTTCGACTTCTTCTTTCCGAAGAGGAGCGCCTTTTTTCAAAATCTTTTCGCCAGATTTCCACGAACCCATTGAACGCTTACGGAGGCGACGATCGTCGTCAACATCAGCTGCATCGTATGCATCGTCTTTTGCCTTTGCTCTGTAATTTCTCAGAGTGTCAACTGAAAGTTCGTCGATCGATTCGACTTCTTCTAGATTCAACGAGCGAGTTTCATTGATTCTTTCCATTAAATCTTTAAACTTCAGCATCTTCTTCTCCCGTAAAGTCTTCTTCTGATTCATCCTCAATATCAGCATCAGATTCTTCTTCAGGTTCTGATTCTTGACCATTAAAAACGTTCATGGCAATTTGCTGTCTATATGCGTCTAATGCATTCCCTGCTTTAATATCCATTAAACCATTAAATACTTGTTCTGCATCTGCTAAAGTGCCGCTTTCAATGTTATTTATTAGATCTGTTACATTGTTTTCCATAATAATTATCCTTGTTCAGTTTGTTCTGGTTGTGGTGGTTGCTCTTCTGCAGGCGGGACTTCTGGTGGATTAGCAGTATTCGATGCTTCGATTTCTGCTATCTCATCATCAGTAAGTTTAAGAATATTCTTTTGGACATATTCTTTGCTGTAGAGCGAACCAATAAAGGTTGCCATTCCGTTCAGAATCTCAATGCGAGACTGAAGAATTTGTTGTTCTTTTGATTCAGTATAATATGCATCAGTTGCAAAGTTGTATTGAATCTTATATCTGATAGATTCCCAATCTGCTTCAGTTATAATTCCCTTGAGAATCAACTGCGTCTTCAGGAGATCATCAAAAATTAATGAGAAGCGACGACGAAGTCTAGCGATAAACTTTGTGAATTTCCACTCGTCGCGGTTAATCTCAGCAGCACGACCAAAGTTTAAACCTGATTGCTGTTGCTGTCTTGAGATTGGAACATTCAGTGCTTGATATAGTTTACGCTGGAAGTAATCAACATCTTGGATTTGTCCAAGGTTTTCTCCTCCAGGAAGTGTTTCAATCTGAGTACCACGTCCACCTTCGCGGCGAGGCAACCAGAAGTCTTCAAGCATTGACATGAATTTCTTATCATCACGGATTTCACCAGTGTTAGAATCATAAACGATTTTGTTACGATACTGGTTCATAATACCCTTGAGGTATTGCTCTGCTTTAATCTTAGGCAAGTTACCAACGTCAACATAAAAAACTCTACGCTCAGGAGCACGAGTGATACGATAAATCACAAGCGCATTTTCCATCATGCGGAGTTGGTTTGCTGGACGTATTGCTTTATGTAGATACGACAATCCCACGTTCTTATCCTGATCAACAAGACCAGAAGGAACATGGCAAATAGCATCCTTTGTAATTCTAAGTGCATTCGCGCTGGTTGAATAATCATTCGCGCTTGCTGACTTTTGGTGTACTACACCTTTTTCGTTAAAGAGAAAATACTCATCAATACGTTTGATGAAATCGACATTGGTCTTTGTATCTTTTTCCTTGATGATTTCACGAACTTTTTTAATCTTTCGTGGATCGATGTATCGAACATCAGTTAGACCCTGTCTTGGGTTTGCTGTGTCGATAACTTTATGGAAGAACAATCTACCATCGACATACCAACGGCGGAAGTAATCATGTGCCCGTAGTTTAAAATCTAAGATTCTTAAGATTTCTTCAAATTCTTTTTCGATATCTTTCTTGATACCTGCAGACATCTCTACATCATCCAGATTAATTCTAACTGGATCTTCGTCATCAAGATTTGAAATGGAGTCATTAACAATATCATCAATTGCTGTGTCGACATCTGCCATACCAGCAATGTCGCGATAGCGTCTTATGAGTTCTTGTTCTGTGCTAGCAGTTCCATCTAAGTCTAGATAAGTTCCGTAGTAACCACCTGCTTTAATTTCGTCTGTGCCACCGTCGTCTGTCGGAGCCACGAACGATTTTTCCGTCGGTGGCTCCGAAGACCGTGTAATCTTATAACCAAAAATTTCCATAATATTATAATACTCTTAGTCTTGATCAACTAGATAATGTGAGTAGTTGAAGGTTACTGTGAACTCTTCGATGACATCATTCTGCCCATATTGAAGACCGATTTCCGACATGTTGATCGGAAATGCGTCATACAGTTTGTATTTCATCAGAGGTTCGTCGTTGCGATCTAGATGATGAACCTCAATATCTTGCTGATACTGTTCGGGTGCAAGGGCACCTGTGTTCAATTCCAGATCATTCATTCCGTTCATCCACTGTTCGAATGGTCTACGGAGCGACATTTCAGTGTCATTGATGATTGTTACTGTAAACGGATCGAAAACACGCTCACCTGCGAGTTTCACTTCGCGACCGCGATACTGAACGAGAGTTGGGTTTACTGTTGATGCAGGAAGTGAAGCACCAGTAACCAACAGAGAATATTCTCTGTCAGGTGCAAATGTCACCACTGTTGGCCAGTTGATGAATACGCGGAATTGATTAGGTCTTGCACCACCAGCACCTAATTTACCCTTGAAGTTTTGAATATCCATAATAGATTTCTCCTATAATTCTATTTATTCGGGTTATTATGCGCCGACTTCTTCGAACGATACCGAGGTACGAGTTGCGATGAAGTTTAGGTAGATGAAGTTAATCGACTTAGCTGGTTTGATGTAAATGTCAGCAACGAATTCGTTACGATCAATTATTTCACCAGTATTATTCGTTTCATCGCAAACAACACGGAAGTCATAGAGACCACGGCGAGCACGAACATCGCGGAGGAATGGTTCAACCAGCGACTTAAACTGCGAACGAGTGAATACATCGTTAAATTCGAACAACTGGAACTTAGCAGCAGTTGCGATTGCCTTCTCAAGAACGATGAATAGACGACGAACATTGATACGATCGAATGCCGATGGTTTAGCAAGAAGTGTCTTGTCACCATAAAGAACAACACCCTGTCCTGGGAATGATACAACTGGGTTGATGCCATTCTTGTAGAGAGTATCACGATCTGTTTGGTTCGGCGAGTAAAGAAGTTTCACGCAATTCTTGATTGCACCACGGTTGAAACCAGCAGGTGACCACCATGGATCATTGGTATTGTCAGTACGAGCACAAAGACCTGCAGTATCAGCATTCAACGGAATATTGATATATGAGTCATTATACCTATCGTATTGAACCTTCCAACCTGAGTCCATAACAGCGTATGAAGTCGAGCGATTTAAGGTTGTGCTTCTGAATTCAACAACATCTGTTGCTTCATCGCCAGCATTGTTCTGGACTGCTGCCAGAGGAGGCGAAACAAACACAACACAGTCGAGACGATCAAGAACAATATTGTCGATGACATGTTGAACAACTGCAACAGGATGATTACCTGTTAGAAGAAGCGAAACATCAACGAGTTCTTTGTTACCAAACAGACTATATGCAGTTTGAACATCACCCGCTGCAGGAGCAGCATCAACACCGCTTGTGAGAGAAACGTTTTCTGGTGAACTTAAACCAACAAATGTTCCTGCAACTGCTGCAGTCGATCCCCAATCAGTCATAGACGCTGGATGATCCATCCACCAAATATATTTAGATTGCGTGTTAATTACGTTCTTATAGAAGTTTGATGATCCATCAGAATTCTTAGCGTCCGATGCTTTAGAAAGGAATGGGAACTTTTCTAGAACAGTACCAGCAACGCCAGTAAATGCGCCATCTTCGTCAACAACGATTACGTGAAGTTCGTCACCAGTTGAACCGAAATTCGCTGCATATTCTGAGGTTCCTGGAGCAGAATCAAACTGTGTAACATATGACCATTCACCGAATGTTGCAGCATCTGCAATACCAACTCTTAGAGAGTTACCTGTAGCACCTGGATACTTAGCAGCCCAAGTTCCTACTGCTGCTTCTCCTGAAGAATAAGATGCAGTATATACATCTTCATTGTTGATCGCAATTGCCGTACCTGTTGAAACAGCGTTTCTTGCTGCTGTGCCGACTGCACGAACGAGTTGTAGATTATTTCCGTAACCAAGGAAGTTTGCTGCAGTATGGAAAGATACTGTAGTTGTGCTTGTTGGTTTACCAAACTCGCGGACGAGTTGGTTTTCTGACGAAACTGTTTGAATTTCGTTTACAGGTCCCCAGAGGAAGTAACCAACGTATCCACCAGCAGAACTTGAGACTGCTGGTACGACGTTAGTTAGATCCTTTTCAGTAACTAGGACTCCTGGCGATAATTGAAATGCCATTTTCTTCTCCTTGTGTATTAAAACTGACAAAAACCACTGTCTTTTTTGTTATAAACTTATTTATAAGATGTCTACTTTACATCCAACCACGTTTAGTTGGTGTTGTATCAACAGACCATAGGTCTCCACTATCAACAAAAACTTCTTCTTCAGTACCATTCATTATTATACCAAATGGCGTCAGTTCTTCTTCTATCTGTTTCATCTGACCATCATATAACTTTTTTCTAATGTCAATATCTGTCAGATCGGTGAAATATGTATTGCTGGTTACCCATGCAAACATAACTAAACTCATTACCAAGTCATCAAAATAACCTTCATCTGCCATCCAAGTTCCCATCTTTTCAATAAAGGTAGAAAATTCTGAGATGGTATCTGCATCAAAAATAAGTAACTTCTTTTCTTCCATCAGCGACTTTAGTGTAAAACAACCTTGCCTTTTAACTTGCTTAGTCATTCGAACACCCATTTGGGTTGCTCTACCAAATCCTGGAGAAAGATATTGTTTATTTGTATCTTTAGAAGTCGTTAAAATATTATCATATTCTAATTCTGCATGTAAAATATCGGCGACTTGCTGACCGATATCGTTAATTTCAATCATTACATATGCATTATTAAAATCTCTTGCCACCTTATTTACGATATTAGGATATAACATCGGTGGTATTTTATTGTTGCGGTATTTGGCGACTAGTTTATATGGAACAGATGTCGCATCAACCACAGTAAATGCAGAATAGTCGCCACCAATACCCCTTGCCGTATCAACACCCATAACATAAGTATGCTCAGGGATTGGATCCTCGAAGATATCTAGACCATCCTTCATGTATATAGGGTCAATAGAACTCATCGCTCCAAGCGTATGTGCATTCACAAGAGTGTTGCTCGAACCAAGGAAATTACACAGAACTTCTTGGTTGAATTTCAACTCACCGAGCATCTTGAGTTGTTCTTCTGCCCACTCTTCATCGCGTCCAGGAATTTCAGTATATGGGATGAACATGGGTTTGAAACCATTAACACCTTTTTCTGCTTCGTTCCAGAATTTCCAGAAGTGATTATACCCCAGAGGTGTTGAGGTCAGAAGGATCTTAGTTGTTTGACCAGCAGAAATTGTAGGATAAACTGAAGCGAAGAACTGTTCGGCGACGGTGTTTGGAATAATCGCTGCTTCGTCGATATACAACCAGTTAACGGACTTACCACGAATACCAGAGGCAGTTGTAGCAGCAGTAAATACCTTGGATCCGTTTTCTAATTCAACGTCACCCTTGTTCCAAGTCTTAACCCCTTGCTGCATCCAGAGAGGCAAGTTCTCAAACATACCTTGATAACGATTCATGACTTCGCGAGCAGCAGAAGTCTTATTCGCAAGAATAGCAACAGTTTTTGCATCCTGAAACAGTGTATACCACAGGATACAAGCAGCGGATGTAATGGTCTTACCCTGCTGACGACCCTCCATAAGAATCGCCTTACGATTGTCTAGGATATGGTGGACTTTGCGCTTCTGACACTCGTAGAGTTTAAACGGAATGAGTCCTTCGTCGAGCGAAACAATCATACAATAATTTTCAATGAAGTAAATTGGATCTTCCTCGCACAAAGCGAGTTCTGTCAATTGCTCTGGAGTAAAGTTATGTTTGTATCCTATCGGTTTTAAATTAATATTACCGTGATAAGAGGATTCGTCATCATTCATGTTCTATTACTTTTGCTTTCTCTGCTTTCAATGCCTTGAGTAAATCCTGGGTGCTACCAGAAAAGATGATATTATTCTGCGTATCAATTTGCTGAGTTTTCTTGTTATCATCTTGCAGGACTTTTTTCTTTCTCGCCTGAAGATCCATAAGATCCTTAGCAGTATCACCAGTTGTTTTGATCAACTGCCCAACGACTTCATAAGCACGAGGACTGTCGCTTGCAAGTGCAACATTTAACATACCTTCTAATGCTCTTTGACTGGTGTCAATCAATTCATTGAGTTTATTTCTGGCAACATTATAGTCATCTTCAATGTCATTACCAGTAGATTCGATGACTGCTGGAACTGCAGATGTGGTAGTAGTAGGGAGGATCTCTACCTCAACTACTTCAACTGGTTCTGGGATCTTTGTTGTTTCAGTTCCAAAAAGATCATCAAGATCTTGATAGTTACCCTTGTTCGTAGAATTCATCGAATTGCTCCACATAATCCCAATCATCAGTCACCGCAGCAGTACTTGGATTTGTTGTTACTTGATATTTTTGTTGATAGGTAGGTTGCTCTATATCCGTATATGTATTCGCAATCGCAGTTCGGATAATTCCTTGCTGTTCGACTGGACCATATAGGTTTAATCCGAGCGTAAAGTTTAGTGTCCACACAATCGAACGTCGTTGCATGTAATCACCAGCATAATCATCTTCATAATTGATAGAATCAAGAACTATCTGAAGATCTCTCTTAATACCCATAGAAGGAATGTCTGTTACAGTGACGCAAAAGTCAGGATTGAAGAACGGAATTATTTGCTCAATAATCTGCAACGCATCATCCTGATTCTTTGCCATTGCATACAAAGAAATATTCATGTCATATGGTGTACTTGTGTATTGAGAACGCAGTATGTTAGGATCATCACCCTGACCGATTGCTACGTTTTTTGTTAACAAGTTAATTTTTCTCGCAGGATTATATTGTAATCCCGTAATCTCAAACCCCATTCGCGGGAGTATGATTGCAGTAGACTGTGTAGTAGTTGTTGGGACTTCTGCGATACGGGCGAGAAACTTATTTTTTGGTGAATATGCTAACGGAACACGAACAGATTGCACGACTTCTTCATCAGAATTGTATCTCTTAACTGAGATCTGATTAAAGATTGTGCCAAAAGCAATAATTGCTTTTCTAATGTGTTGGTGATAGAAGTGTTGGCGTAAAAACATTATGCTCTCTTTTGTACCTCACCGAATGGATTGAATGCCGTGAAGTCTAGAATACCTTCTGCTTCTACCTCGAATTCATCATTGTCTGATTGTGGATCTGTGTCTGCAGTTGCATATACTTCAAGGATAATCGAATCATCACTAGTGTTTAGAACGAAGTCCCCAGACTGCATTAACAGTTGGAATCTGTAAACATCTTGATTTGATGCGTCAGTGATTGAATCGATTTCATCGATACCAGTATCAATTCTTTCCGAACTGAATTCGAAGACATCACATTGCAATTTGTATGTGTAAATCTTACCGAGTTGATAGAACGGATTTAAGAAGTCGACATACTTGATCACGAAAAATGTTTTGGTTTTCGAGAAGTAAAGTAGGTCGCCTTCTGCTGGGCGACCAGGAAGTTCGAGTGTTGCATTCTGAGCAACACCTTCTTCCCAACGCCTCTTAGCAACTACGAATGTTGCTGAAGATCTAAACTCGAATCCAAACTTAGTGAACAGTTCGCCTTCACCCTCGAAACCTTGAACATTCTCAAGATACATTTCGAGAGGATATGCTTGATCAAAATACTGAAGTGCATCTTCGCCTAGGATACCGTCCAAATTACCTGTTTGCTTTGGAAGATAGAAAACGTCGTGTCCGTATATCTTCAAACTTTCAATGACAAGATCTTCCACCAAACGTTGTTCGTTTGTGGTTCCAGATGTATTACCAGATTGAAAGTAGAAGTTCGTTGGCATGTCTTATCCAACCATGAAGTCTATTGGCAACTCTGACTTCAATTGCATTTCGTTTTCGATTGTTGTGATTTCTTCGACTGCTTCTTCGTAGATCTCTCTGCCGTTTAGAATGACACCCCCAGGAAGTTGGATTCCACCAAACTTCTTCATGTTCTCACCCCATTGACGTTTGATCAATGCAGTTGAATAGCGTTTCAGGAACATGTCATCATAGACTTGTGTATATGTTGATGGATCTAGGATGCGGTAACATTCAATGACAATAAAATCATCAGGATTTAATACTTCTTCCCAATTCATGTCAACATACATCTTGTCCATTTTACGATTGTATTTGAATGAACGATCGCCTACTAGAAGCATGTCGAGCATTGATAGATGCTGTTGGACTTGTGTGTAGTAAACCATGTCAGCAGAGAGCAGGTTATACATGTCATTTAAACGGAACTGATAGATAAGATCGAACATGTTGTTGCGATTATTCATACCAGAACTTGGACCATTGACTGGCAGAACACGGATAACACCGATTACCGAATCTGGAAGAGGAATATAACCGTTTTGAATGTCCCCTGCAGTATAGAAACCAGTTGCTGCGAGTGCTCTGCTGAATCCTGAGGTAGATCCTGTTACAGTTTCCCCCGTTGTAAACACACCCTTTACGTT